CTTTGAGTGACACCTTTTTGAATACAAAATGTTATCTTCCTCCCTCTACACATCCCAATTCCGGTTGGCTGCTGAGAGAAAGGCCCGCATTGCTAGGCAGAATGGAGTGATGAAACAGGTACTACTAGATAGGCCTGAACTCATCTACAAACCCCCTGTCAAGAATGTGGTACCCTACCCAGCTGGTGGAGCAAGCACGTCAGATGCCCTCAACCAAATCAACTATATCGGAACAGATGCGTTGCCTGGTGACGATGATTCAAGGTTCAAACAGTGGTCCAAGGACTGGGACAGGGCTGGCTTTAGAACCCAGCACTGGATCTGGTATTGGTCCTTTCGTGTCTCTCACGTTGTTACGAACTTCCGTTGGAAGCTCGGAGTGGAATTGAGCTCAAAACTGGTCGAAGGGGTGATATACCGACCAAAGGATTTGAGACACCTTCTTCTCAATGATCAAAAGTTACACACTTTTATTGGTAATAAATCCCATTCCCATGCCACCGCGGCTGCTTTCCGTACAAGTATGAATACATACATGAACGATGTTGCATGCACTGCAGGATTCACACCCTTCAATGTATCCAAAAGCCCTAAGGATATCGGCAGAGGAACTCGGTACTTTTATGGTCCAAAAGATTGTGGAACGTCTTTCAGCAATGATCAGGTGACGGACAACTCATGTATCATCATGTGTGACACTGATTACTACACCAACATCAATGATTGGATGCAGTATTTTAAGCCTATCATCATGTACACAATGATCCCGACACAAGTAGCTGGAAGAGATGTGGATTACGCTTATCGTTTCGACAAAAATGAGTTGGAATTCCAAGTTGCGGGTGGTAGTACTTACCGTCACCAACTTTGGAATTACACGGGTGATGTCGCTACAGTGATTGATAAGTACAATCGGTTGTTGATATTCAATTTAGAACAGAGGAATATACCCAGTGATCCCTTTCATAGGTTTGTGGTATTGACTCCAATGGCTGCCATCCCTGCACCGTATTATAACTTCATGGAACAAAGATTCCCAATCGAAAGATTGAGAATCTTGAAAGACGGAGTTAATACGCTCTATGAGCCAATCAAGGATAAATTATCCCTGAGCAAGGATGGATCCTGGCACAGTGTCGAGATTCTCGGCAAGGTGTTTAGCGCCATTCAAGAAAGATTGAATAACAAAGAGTCAGAGGCGGTGGTCTCTGATGTGGAACGATTGCTCAAGCAAGCAGATATCAAGACGTATGCAATTGATGCCCCATTGCTGTTTGAGTTAATGAAAGCCACAATCTCTGCCAATGTAGTTGTGACCAATGGTTCTGTGGCTTCCTACCAATGCTTGGGTAACCTAGCAACGGAAGATGGAAAACCTACAGGTAGAGCCGTGTCAACTCCCCTTGTAAGCAAACCTGCTTTATTCCCCTGCAAAGGTGTTAATGCAGATGAAGCCACAATTAAGGGTCGAGTTAATGACGTTCGCAACAACACTGTGCCACCAAGCGAATTCCGCAAATTTGCACGCGAGTTTGTTCTACTCGTTGTGCCAGAGGAGAAGAGAGGCAAAGGGGTGCCTCTTCATGTTGCAGATGTACGCAAAGTACAAAATGCACCAAATCAAGTTGCAAGATACAAGAAAGTAGCAACCACTTTATCAATTGATTCAGAAAATCAGCTGAAAGCCTTCTTGAAGGCTGAGGCAGGCAAGGTTGGACCCCCACGGAATATAACTACGTGTAAACCAGAAAACACAATGAATGCCTCCCGCTTTACCCTTGCGGCTAAGCCAGACCTGATGAAATGGGTTAAGTGGTTTGGGCCCGGGCTCACCCCAAAACAAACAACCGAGAGGTTGCGTGAGCTAGCTGCCCAGCATGAGAACTTCCTCTGCATTGATTACACAAAACTGGATGGGACTGTTTCGGAGTTTCTACAAAGACAAATCGTCTTCGCCATTTACACATCTTGGTGTGCATTAAATGATCGAGCCGAATTGTTGAGGCACCTTAAGCAGATTTTCAAACAGAAAGCGTTTTCAGCCGAGGGGTTGAGTTATGACCCGGGATGGGGCACAAGGAGCGGAAGTGCCCCCACAACAGATGGAAACACCTGGATTTGTGCTTATGTCCTGTTCTGCGCTCTCAGGAAATTGGGGTATACACCCGAGGAGGCCTATGCCGAATTGGGATTGTTGTATGGTGATGATGGTGCTACACCCGCATTGCCTGGCCTCAAAGAGATGATGGAACAGGTGGCAAGAGAGTTGGGTTTAATTGTCAAACTTGAAGTGATTGAGAAAGGTCAACCAATTCCTTATTTAGGAAGGTTGTTCATAGATCCAGTCACCACAGCTGACAGTTTCCAAGACCCAATTAGGACATTGTCTAAAATACATTTGACCGCTAATAACTCTGTGTCAAGGGAACAGGCCTTATCTAATAAGGCACTTGGGTACCTGGCCACTGATGCAAAAACACCTTTGATTGGAACATGGGCAAGACGGATAATTGAATTAACCGGATTGACCAGAGGCAAAGGATTGCTACATGAGGAGCAGTACAAACTATCAAATGCATGGTCACAACGTGATGAGGCTTTGATTAGAGATGCACTGGCTGCCCACTTGAATCTATCAGTTCCAGAATTGTTGAGATTGGATGAGCTCATTAAACAGGCGCCTTCCCTGGATCAATTTCCCGTGATCCTCCACACCGAAAGAGAAATCAAAATCTCCGCCGCTGTGGATGGGGAGGTAGTTGAGCCAGGGCCTCATATTGAGGATTGCGAAGACGAGAACCTTCGAAATGAACCGAACAACCAACCAACAGCAACTGATCGACCACTACCTAGGGTGGCGTCGAACGGGGGAAGCAGCCGTAAAAACCATCGTCTCTCAGATGATCGGCAAGCAGAACCAGTTCCGAACAAAGTTCACCCGGGACGGACTAGAACTCGCACCAATCGACCACAACCTTCTCCAGGCCCAAGTCGACGCCGTGACAAGGACTCTCTTCCCGGAGTACGTCAACCTAGAGTTGGATGGGGAACCGACTTCTTCGGAAACGAGGATGTCAGAGGAAAACAACCCAAATCCAAACCCAAAGGTCCAAAGCAACCTGGACATCCACGGATGGTCCCCGATCAGGGAAAGGATCCCAAATCGCAGGGCAAGAAGCCTGGCTTCAGAATTGAATCCAGAGTATTCACCCGAACGGATCAACCCCCGGTACCACCCGAGACGTCCCAGCTCCCCGAGGAAGTAGTCCTCCTCGAGTAGAGCAGTTCACCCGAACCACCGACTACAAAAATCACACCCCTAGAAATCTAGGGGTCGTTCAAGCCCG